AGGAGACTGGCGCAGAACCTCCCCTTCGACACAGAGGTCGAGCGCAAGTTCGGGACCTGACGCTTGCAGGACAACCTTGACCCGAGGCTGAAGGACTTCCGCAACGTCCTCTACCTCACCTGGAACGCCATCGGGCTCCCCGAGCCCACCAAGGTCCAGTACGAGATGGCCGACTGGGTCCAGAACGGGCCACGGAGGCAGGTGCTCATGGCCTTCCGTGGGGTGGGCAAGAGCTGGATCACGTCCGCCTTCGTGATGCACCAGCTCATGCTGGACCCCTCGAAGCAGTTCCTCGTCGTGTCGGCATCCAAGCAGAGGGCGGACGAGTTCACCAACTTCTGCAAGAAGCTCATGGCGGCGGTGCCCCTGTTTCACCACCTGGCACCGAGGGATGCCCAGAGGAACTCCTCCATCGCCTTCGACGTGGCCCCGGCTCCCCCGAGCCATGCACCGAGCGTGAAGAGCCTCGGCGTCACGGGGCAGCTCACGGGCTCCCGTGCGGACTGCGTCATCCTCGACGACGTGGAGGTGTCCAACAACTCGGCCACCACCACCATGAGGGAGCAGCTCCAGGAGCGGATCAAGGAAGTGGATGCCATCATCAAGCCAGGGGGCAGGGTGGTGTTCCTCGGGACTCCCCAGACCGAGGAGTCCATCTACCACGTCCTGAACGAACGCGGCTACGAGTGCCGCATCTGGCCGGCCCTGTACCCCAAGGAAGAGGAGATCCAGTCCTACGGCGGAAGACTTGCCCCCTCGGTCACGGAAGAGTGGTCCGAGTCGAGGGTCGGAGAGCCCACGGATCCCAAGAGGTTCTCGAAGGAGGACCTCCAGGAGCGGGCCCTGTCCTGGGGCAGGTCCGGGTTCCAGCTCCAGTTCATGCTCAGCACGTCCCTGAGTGACGCCGAGCGGTATCCGTTGAGGCTCTCCGACCTCATTTCCTATGGAGGCGACCCGGAGCAGGGTCCTGAGCGGCTCGTCTGGTCAGGAGCCTCCGACCGGGTCGAGGAAGACCTCCCGTCCGTGGGCTTCAAGGGAGACCGCTGGCACAGGCCGCAGGTCATCTCCGAGAAGTTCCTGCCCTACACGGGCTCCGTCATGGCAATCGACCCCTCGGGACGTGGCGAGGACGAGACCGGCTACGCGGTCATCAAGATGCTCAACGGCTGGATGCACCTCACGGCAGCCGGCGGCCTCCGCGGCGGCTACACCCCGGAGAACCTCAAGGCACTCGCCAAGGTCGCCAGGGACCAGAAGGTCAACCGCATCCTCGTCGAGTCGAACTTCGGGGACGGGATGTTCACCCAGCTCCTCACCCCGTACCTCCGGGAGACATGGCCCTGCACCACCGAGGAGGTCCGCCACTCCACCCAGAAGGAGAAGCGGATCATCGACACCCTCGAGCCCGTGATGAACCAGCACCGCCTTGTGGTGCAGCCGGCGGTCGTCAGGGCCGACTACGAGTCCACCAAGGGACTGCCCCCGGAGAAGCAGCTCTCCTACATGCTCTTCCACCAGCTCACCCGGATCACCCGGGACAGGGGAAGCCTCCGCCACGATGACCGCCTCGACGCCCTGAGCATGGCCGTGGGGTACTGGGCCAAGGCGGTCGCCGTGGACGTTGACCGCATGATCCGCGAGAGGAAGCAGAGGGACATGGACAAGGAAATGGAACGCTTCGAGGATGCCCACAGGCGCTCCTTCGGAGGACCAAGGAACACAGGTCTCAACTGGATGGCAAAGACTCACCCATGACTAACTCGAACCCGAACTCAGATCTCAGCTCGCTCCCGATGAACGGAACCTCATTTGGGGCCGCATCGGTCGGGAGGAAGCGGCGGTTCCGGTTCATCCCGACGTCGCTCGGGGCAACCGACGTTCCTCCGGTCCCGACGAACGTGGAACCCGGGTGGCTCATCGACCCCGACTTCAGCACGGGGCTGCAACCTCCGGGATTCCTCTACGCCCGCTGGGAGCCGGGAACGGGCGGACTCCCGGAAAATCAAGCGACTGCTTATGTAGTGGAGTGGCGACGCGCTAGCGACACTTCATTCAAGTTTGAGTGGAATACGTTGGTTACCACGGTTCCGAGCGTCCTAATCTTTGTCGGCAACGAGTATGAGGGAATTGTACTTGACGCAAGAATCAAGGCTACGAACGGGTTTGGGGAAAGCGCATACGCGGCATCTGTCCTCTTGGTCGCGCAGGTAGAACCGCCGACCGACATGAGCGTTGTCAACAAGGGAAGCGAAATCTATATCTCGTTCCGCGACAACTCTGCGACCGCAGTCTGGTATCAAGTCCAGAGATCGACCAACAACGGAAGTTTCACGGACCTTGCGTACACGACCTACGACGCGACTCCGGAAGACCTTGGATCAACCATCGTCTACACGGACACCACGATCTCTTCCGGAAACACCTACAGGTATCGGGTTCGTTCCGTAAGCGATGCCAACAACTGGTCCCAATGGCTCACGCAGAGCGGAAGCACCTCCGTTGGCTGCACCGCAAACATGGAGCCCGACGTGGTCACCGGCCTCGTAGCGACCGCCAGCGGCTCCACGACGATCAACCTGTCGTGGGACGCCGACAGCACCGCATCGCCAAACCAGGCACAAGCCTACGACGTGTGGCGATCCGCCGATGGCAACGCTCCTTGGACGCAGATTGCGACCGTGGCTGCCCCGACCCTGACATACTCCGACACTTCTCTCTCCGGTGGAACCACGCGGTACTACCGCGTGAACGCGGTCAACTGCTACGACTCCGCGAACCCGAGCAGCAACGCGAACGCCACCACCGCGGCGGGCGTGGTCCCCAATGCGCCATCGAACGTGTTCGTGAACTCGGCGTTCGCCACCAACTCAAGCCTGAGAGTCTCTTGGCAGGACAACTCAGGAAACGAGACCGGATTCGAGATAGATCGGAGGATTGCCGACGACCAGCAGCAGCAATTTGGATCCTGGTCCAACATCGCAACCGTTGGGGCAAACACGACGTCGTACACGAACACGGGACTTACCGAGGCATCTCTCTACGACTACCGGGTCCGTGCCGTGAACGCCACCGGAAACTCAGCATACGGAACCGGCAACACGACATCCGGCTGGACCAGGCCGAACGCGCCTTCCAATTTCACGGTGACGTCGTCCACCTCAAGCTCCGTCAGCCTTTCGTGGACGGACAACTCGACCAGGAATACGGGTTACCTGCTCCAGTACAAGCTCTCCGGAAACTCATTTTGGACCAATGCCACGGCTCCGGGTGCCAACGCGACCTCTGCCACGATCTCCGGACTGACGCCTGACCGAACCTACAACTTCCGGATTGCATCCGAACGTGGTGCTTCGGCCCAAAGCTCACTCATAGAAACGTCCGGATCGACCTTGGCTGCCATCCCAGCTCCGCCGACCGCCCCTACCGGGGTGAGTGCCAGCGCCAGCACGACTGCGGTTGCGGTCACGGTCACCTGGACGGATGCCTCAAGCGACGAGAACGGCTTCTACATCTACAGGAACACCTCAAACACGACGACCGGGGCTACCCTACTCAACTCGACCGGGCCCGGGGTGCAGTCCTACACGGACAACGCGACCAACAGCGGGGCAAGCGCCCCGGCAGCCGGGACCACCTACTACTACTGGGTGAGCTCCTTCAAGTCGTTCGACGAGAGCACCAAGACCGCGGCAAGCCAGAACTCCTCCGGAGGGGTCTCTACTCTCGGCATCCCTGCGGCACCCACGGGGTTCACGGCCACCTCGAGCTTCGCGGACTCCGTCAGCCTGGCATGGACGGATGCCTCAAGCACCGAGACCGGCTTCGACATCGAGGTCTCCACCAACGCAGGCTCGACCTACTCGTCGGTCACCACCACGGCAGCCAACGCCGTCTCCTACTCCCACACGGGCAGGACGGAGTCCACGGCCTACCTCTACAGAATCAGGGCCACCAACGCGGCAGGCAGCTCCTCTTGGGTCACCGCCTCCAGCGTCACCACCCCGGCTGCCGTCCAGTCATTCACGGCGACCGCAGCGTCATCCACGCAGATCAACCTGTCGTGGACGGACAAGTCAGGGGTCGAGACCGGGTTCCGCATCGAGCGGTCCACGGACAACACGAACTGGTCCCTGGTCACCACCACGGCAGCCAGCGCGACCAGCTTCAGCAACACTTCGCTGAATGCGTCCACGCTCTACTACTACCGGATCCGGTCGAACTCCTACAACGGGACCAACGACTCGGCGTGGTACTCGGCGAACGCGACCACGCAGAGCGGCACCAGCACATATTCAGTCGAATATCTCTGCATCGCAGGCGGGGGATCGGGTGGCGACTACGGCGGCGGCGGCGCGGGTGGGTATCGAACGGCCTCCGGCTATTCCCTCACCGTTGGATCGACATACACCGTTACGGTCGGCGGCGGAGGCGCGGGTGCAGCCTACGGAAACACGGGCTCCGCATCGGTCTTTGACACCATCACCTCTGACGGCGGCGGCGGTGGTGGTGGCGCTAGCGCAAACCAGCCCGGAAAGAACGGCGGGTCTGGCGGTGGCGGCGGCATCCTCGCATCAACGTCCACGGCAGGCGGTACTGCATCCAGCGGGCAGGGATCTGCGGGCGGCACCGGAACGCTGAACCCGAACTACGGCGGTGGCGGCGGCGGCGGCTCCGGCGGTGTCGGAGGCAACGGCACGGACGGCACGACGAACGCGCTCGGCGGCGTCGGCGGCGATGGCACGGCCAGCAGCATCACAGGCAGCAGCATCACCCGTGCGGGAGGTGGTGGCGGTGGTGCGTGGACTTCCCCTAGTACAGGAACATCGACAGGCGGCAATGGAGGTTCCGGCGGTGGTGGCAACGGTGCAGGCAAAGCCAATACGAGTGGCCGACCGACCGCCGGCACCACGAACACGGGATCGGGTGGAGGTGGAGCAGGAATTGGATTGACCGCTGGTTCCAACGGCGGCTCCGGCGTGGTGATCCTCCGCATCCCGACCGCGAACTACAGCGGCACCTACACGAACGCGACCGAGACTACGGACGGCTCGTTCAAGGTGTTGACCTTCAACAGCAGCGGCTCATACACCGGGTGAAATCATGGCACACGCAGCAGAACTCGACTCAAACAACATCGTCCTCCGCGTGATCGTGGTCAGCAACGACCTCGAACCGCAGGTCGCCGAGTGGTGCGAGCAGACCTACGGCGGGCGGTGGGTGCAGACCTCCTACAACGCCAACGGCAACCCCGCCAAGCGTTACAACTACGCGGGCATTTCCTACACCTACAACGCCGACCTGGACGCCTTCATCCCACCCCAGCCCTACCCATCGTGGCTCCTCAACGAGGACACCTGCCAATGGCAGCCCCCGGTAGCCATGCCGCAGGACGGCCAGATGTACGAGTGGGACGAGGCCGCAGGCGAGTGGACGGTGATGCAATGACCTTCCACGACTACTGGCTCAAGGGCGACACCTGGGTTGACGTAGAGGGCACCCTCGCGGACGCCGGGATCAGCCTCCTGCCCACCTCCGTCTCCTCCTACGACCCCATCGGGGTCATCTCGAGGCCCACCGGCGAGCTCGACCCCGAGGGCAACCAGGTCATGGAGGACCTCCCAGGCTGGTATGCCAACCTGCGGCTCAGGGATCCCCTGACGACCACCCAGGAGGTCATCCTGAGCCCCATCCTGATCCAGCCCCCGGCCAACCCGGCACGAACCTGGGCATGATCCCGGTTCGTTGACGGTTCCCCTTTAGAGGCGCTAGGAGGCTCCAGGATGCGTCCGGGCAGCCCAAGGCTACCCAGGTAGCCAAAGCCCCCACGGACGCCTCCTAGGCACCAAGGAACCCCGGGAAACGGCCTTCAGGGAGACAGGGGAGCCAAGGACACCCAGAGCTGCCTGAGGGCACCCTGAGGCACCTATGGAACACCCGTACCTTCGGAAGACCCGAAGGACGGATCCCCGCCCTGGGTCGGGACAAAGAACCCAGGTGCCATCTCTCCGCGGAGGCTCTGACAGCAGTTGGACAGGATCCAACGACTGCCATCCTCCTGTCCTTGATAGATATTCGGGTTACCTCTGGGCCGACAGCCACAGACATCTCCTGAAGCCATCATCATGGGGACTTGGACAAGGGACTAGAGACAGAGTTACAAGGGTCTTGGAGCCATCTAAAGGCATCCAAAAGACACCTCTGGATAAGACAAGGGTAGAGTTAGGGTACGGCTTGGCGTAGGTTATCGGACACTTGAGAGCAAGACAGGGTAGACAACCCCGTTGGTAACTTAAGTCCTTGTGGCACAAGGAGTTAGGTGTTTCAGGGTATTCTGGATAGAAGGTGCTACAGTTATCCGGAAGTAGGTCATATACGATCCAGATAACCGAGGTGGGACGTTGTCCATGAAGTCCATCCCCCAAGGGATGTGAGGTTCTGTCGGTCCCCAGATCCAAGGGTCTAGGGATTGTCACAGGGTCCCATGTACGGCCCATAGACACGTCCCGGGTGACCTGTCGATGAATCGGGGTTTCGTGGGTATGGGAGGGTCCTAAGGGGAGACCCTGCTCGGCGTCGGCCTATGGAACCATGGGAGACAGATTCATCAAGATCCGGGGGAAGAGGTGGAAGCTTCGCTTCGTGCCCAACCTCGGGGATAAAGCCGGGGAATGCGACTACGGAGCCAGGGTGCTCCGGATCGCCCTCGGGCAACCCCAGGAGGAAGAGCTCGACACCGTGGTCCATGAGATCCTCCATGCGGCCTACCCGGACATCGAAGAGGCTGCCGTAGGGGAAACAGGGGAGGCGATAGCCAAAGTCCTCTGGAGGTTGGGCTGGAGGAAGGCCAAGGTTTGACGCAAAATTGCGAAGTGGTCATCGTAGGGGCCGGCGTCGAGGTTCCCCCCGTGGGGGTGCCGGTGCGGCCCGTGGGCGGTCCGAAGCTGCCCGTAGGGGGGCAGGGGCACCGTCCCGCGCCACACACTAGCGGATCTGCCTACCCGTAGGTGCGCCGCACGAGATATGGTATCCGGTGCGCCGATTGAGCCGGTGCCGGGCGTGTGCCAGGATCGCCGGGGGGCATCCGGAGCTGCCTTCATGGTTAGCCTGAAGTTAGAGCTCCGGCTTTATGCGTTTGAGGAAAGAGCGTGAATCTTTCTCATATGATGGTTGACGAAGCGAGACATAGCCGATACCATCCTCGGCACCCCGCAGCGTAAGCGGGGGACAGCCGCAACTAGACCGAAAGTAGGCAAGCCATGTCAATCGTTGACGCACTCTTTACTCTGTTCTGCATCGTGCCCCTAGCGTTTGCCGTGACGCTCTCCGCGTTCGGCATTGCGTATCCGGTTGTTTCCGATGCCGTCCGCGCTTTCCTCTCGACCTTCAGCGGATCCCCAGCGACTGACATTGACTCGGCCAGGATCGCGGAAGGGGGTGCCAAGTGATCGCCGTAGGTCCCCGGAATCGAATCACCGTTGACGGCGTGACCGTCATCCCGTCATGCTCCGGCATCATTGCCGATCCTTGCGAGTCAATGGACGGCGAGGGGTTCTCCGTTGAGGTCGATTACTGCGGAGCTGCCGTCATGCTCACGGCGCATCCCGAGGTGCGCGAAGGTCATGTCGGGCGCTTCCGCTTGGAAGTGTCCGTGCCGCATCCGGAGTGTGAGGAGTCTGAAGCGACCCTCATTCTGTACGGCTACGAATTCCCGGCGGCATCCAAGCGTATCGCCCGGTTCGTCCGGGCCGTGTCCTGAACCCATCACCAAGAAAGTAGGCCCCCCTTGAAGCTCTCCGAATACCGTGCCGCCCATCCTCTCGCGTCCGCCGTCCATTCCCAACTAGGCCGTCCGCCCGTCTCCGAATTGCTCGACACTCTCCGGGACGTTTCCGAGCATGGCGCGGACTCCGGATTCCCCGGATTCACCTACTACACCGACACGGTGTCATTCGCCAAGCGGCACCGCG